AACTGCCAAGGCAGTCGTAATGGCGATGCGGTACTAATAGGGCTATGCCGTCTACATACGCGGTGTTTGTTCCAACCTACTGGTGAGCGGTACTCGTTAGCTTGCTAGCCTCCTTGGCGACTAGGGCGTTGCTCACCTACGTGTCTTAGTAGGTTATCGTGTGGCGGCGATGTTGCTGCCCACTGCGTGCCGCGATCCTCTGCGTTTTACTCTTTGACTTTTGCTCTTGCGGTGAGTGCGCCCGCCGTAGTGCCTAAGCACAACCCAGATAATATAGACTTCTACAACGATTGCAACCCCTATTTAGCATTTAATTTGCATATTCCTTAGAACCTCAAATAAGCACCTAAATTAGGGCTTTTGATCATTTTTCTCGCTCACGCCACTTTAGCATCATACCCAACCCAATCTTATAGCCTATGTCTAGCGTTGCTTAGAGAGCCTATACGGAGCTGCTAGGGCTATCTGTACAGTTGGCACAGACCTTGCTTGTCACTTGGTAGCCTATGCAACTACCATGCCAACTCAACTTTCGTGTGTATAGGGACTACAGCGCTATGCAACAGCCATGCCAATATAGGCACGCGCACAGACACACACACTTGTCAACTCTGATGACATAGTACAGCAATGACTTTACTATCTATGCCATGCAACAATCATGCCAAGTCTGTCGGTGCTGACTGCCATGCAAGAATCGTGCCAAGTCTGCCTCTGCCGCTGCCTAGCAACAATCGTGCCAACTCTGGCGGGGTCGTCAATTTAGGCGGGGGTCTGGATTGTCGCTGCTGTAATTATAATGGTAGCCACTAACATACAAAATAGTGCAATTTAACTAATAAAATAGCAATAAAGGCTGCATAGTCAACCCTGCGCTATGTTACTGTATTAATTGAGGAAACAGCGGCGGCTGCGGAGACTAGTTAATAATGATAAATCCGCACCGTCAACTATATAGACATTAATGTAAATAATGCTTGACATTTGCTAAAAAGTATGGTATAAAACAACCCTGATTACGAGTACACTCTATAGAGCCAACTGCCGTTGCTTTCTATTGTACTTTTATTATGTTCCTAAAGAGGACAAAACATATGTTGTTATTTATTGTTTTTCTTTTGGCTACAGCAGCAGTTATCTCTTTAATCTATTTAGTTGATAGAGCGACTAAGCATTTAAAGGATATTGTTTAATGAGTGATATAGACACTGACGTAGCCAATATTGAGGCGGTTAAGCCTAAGCGCGGTAGACCTAAGAAAAGTAAAGTTAACTCGTTAAAAAAAGGTAACAGAGGTAAAGTAGGTCGTCCCAAAGGTGACGCTTCAGCGATTGAAGAGTACAAAGCTAGGATGTTAGCTAGTCCTAAGAGTCGCGAAGTAATGGACTCAATCTTTAATGCTGCGTTAGACGATGACCACAAGAACCAATCTGCTGCTTGGAAGTTGATTGTTGATAGAATTATGCCATTGTCCTATTTTGAGAAGGATAAGCTAAGTAACGGTAGAGCTGCTGTAAGCATCACTATCAACGGCATAGATTCAGATAACCCAATAACGATTGGTGAGACTATTGACGGAGAAGTAGAAGATGACGTTTAAATACTTTACGTTAGACGAGTTTGCCTGTAAGCACACTGGTGAGAACAAAATAGAGCCTGAGTTTATACACAGGTTGGACGAGCTGCGTGAGGCTTGTGGTTTTCCGTTTACCATCACTAGCGGTTATAGAGACGTTACACACCCTGCTGAAGCTCGTAAGAGTAAAGGCGGTGTACATACAACAGGTATAGCTGCTGACATAGCAGTAAGTAACGGTGTTGAAAGAGCAACGATTATACGCAATGCCATAGAGTTAGGCTTTAACGGTATTGGCGTTGCTAAAGGCTTTATACACGTTGATACAAGGTCGTTGCCGCAAGTAGTGTGGACATACTAGATGTCTGCAACGCAAGACCTACAAATAAACCTGCTACCGTGGCAACAGACGGTGTGGACAGACAAGTCTCGCTTTAAGGTTGTGGCGGCAGGTAGACGAACTGGTAAGACCAGATTAGCTGCGTCATTACTGCTTGTTAGGGCTTTATCGTCTAAGAACGGTAAAGTCTTTTACGTTGCGCCTACGCAAGGACAAGCTAGAGATGTTATCTGGGATATGCTGTTAGAGTTGGGGCAGGGTGTTATATCCCACAGCCACGTTAACAATCTAACGCTAAAACTCATTAACGGCGCTACCATCTCGTTAAAGGGTTCAGACAGACCAGAGACTATGCGTGGTGTTAGTCTGAGCTACGTTGTGCTAGACGAGTTTGCTGACTTTAAGCCAGAAGTGTGGGAGTTGATTCTACGTCCTGCTTTGTCTGACTTAAAAGGTGAAGCATTGTTTATTGGTACGCCAATGGGTCGTAACCACTTCTACGATCTGTATTCAGAAGCAGCAGCAGGTAAGCTAGAGGACTACAATGCGTGGCACTTTACAAGCTACGACAACCCTCTAATAGACCCTACAGAGATAGACAGTGCTAAACGTACACTATCTAGCTACGCCTTTAGGCAAGAGTTTATGGCTTCCTTTGAAGCTCGTGGCTCTGAGATGTTTAAAGAAGATTGGGTACAGTTTGACGAAGACGAACCGTCAGGCGGTGACTACTACATAGCTTGTGACTTAGCAGGCTTTGAAGAGGTAGGGAAGAAGAGTAACAAGAGACTAGACAACAGCTCTATAGCAGTGGTTAAAGTCAGTGAGCATGGTTGGTGGGTTAAAGAAATAATAATAGGTAGGTGGACTCTTGACGAGACTGCTGAACGCATCTTTGACGCTGTTAAAGAAAACTATCCTATAGCAGTTGGTATTGAAAAAGGTATTAGTAGGCAGGCTGTAATGTCGCCTATAACGGACTTAATGAGACGCTACAACAAATACTTTAGAGTTGAGGAGTTGAGTCACGGTAACAAGAAGAAGACTGACAGGATAATGTGGGCGCTACAGGGACGCTTTGAGAATGGTCATATAACGCTTAACAAAGGAGAATGGAACATACAATTCATGGATGAGCTGTTTCAGTTCCCAAACCATTTAGTACATGATGACACTATTGACTCACTTGCTTACATAGATCAACTAGCTAACGTAGCTTACGATTGGGGCTACCAAATAGAAGACTACGAAGAATCTCTTGACTCTTACACAGGATATTAATATGTACGACTATAACGAAGATACTGACAACCTGCTTGAAGAGAGCCTAGAAGATTGGGTTATGTACAAAGTACAGGATTGGCGTGAGTATTATGAAAGCAACTACGATGAGAAGTTTGATGAATACTATCGTATGTGGCGTGGCATTTGGGCAGATGAAGACAAGACACGAGAAAGTGAGCGTAGCAAGATTGTCAGCCCTGCCCTGCTACAAGCTGTTGAGAACAACGTAGCTGACATTGAAGAGGCTACGTTTGGTCGTGGTAAGTTCTTTGACATAGAAGATGACATGGGCGACTCAGATAGAGGTGATGTACGCTTCTTGCGTGAGGCGCTGTCTCAAGAGTTTACTAAGAATAAAATTAGAAAAGCTGTAGGTGAGTGCCTAATAAACTCTGCTGTGTACGGAACAGGCATTGGAGAGATTGTACTAGAGAAAAAGAAAGAGATGGTTCCGGCAACAGAGCCAGTAATGGACGGAGCAATGACAGCTGTAGGCGTTAACGTCCGTGACCGCACTGTAGTTAAACTGCGTCCTGTACAGCCACAGAACTTCCTTATAGACCCTGTAGCAACAGACATTGAGTCTGCTGTAGGTGTGGCTATTGACGAGTTTGTATCAACGCACTCTGTAGAGCAGCTACAAGAAGAAGGTGTCTACAAGGAGTGTTACATTGGTCGTGCGTCTCCTGACCTTGAGCTAGAGCCTGACGAAGAGCTGTATCAGCAGCCAGAAGATAAAGTTAGGTTGACTAAATACTACGGTTTAGTACCACGTCAGCTGTTGGAGAATGCCTTTGATCCTGAAGATGAGATGGTTAACTTTGACAGTGACGAAGATGATGAAGGTCGAGATAGCTACTACGTAGAGGCTATTGTCGTTATTGCTAACGGCGGTAAGCTGCTAAAGGCAGAAGCGTCTCCGTACATGATGGAAGATCGTCCTGTTGTAGCCTTCCCTTGGGACGTTGTACCTAATCGTTTCTGGGGTATGGGTGTGTGTGAGAAAGGCTTTAACAGCCAGAAGGCGTTAGATGCTGAGCTACGCGCTCGTATTGACGCTCTAGCCCTCACTGTACATCCTATGCTTGCTATGGACGCTACTAGAATGCCTCGCGGCACTAGACCAGAAGTCAAAGCAGGCAAACTGCTGCTGACAAACGGCAACCCTGCTGAAGTATTGCATCCGTTTAACTTCGGACAAGTTAGTCAGATTACGTTTGCACAGGCAGACTCGCTACAACGCATGGTACAGGCTGCTACAGGCAGTGTAGACACAGCTCAACAGGCTATGAATGGTGGCGGTACAACGTCAGCAGGCAGCTCAATGAGCCTTGGAGGAGTGATTAAGCGTCAAAAGCGCACATTAGTTAACTTTCAAGAGTCATTTTTGATGCCTTTCGTTGAAAAAGCTGCGTGGCGTTATATGCAGTTTGAGCCTGAGCTGTTCCCTGTCAATGATTACAAGTTTATAGCCACTAGCACGCTAGGTATTGTTGCGCGTGAGTACGAAGTAGCTCAGTTAGTACAGCTGCTACAGACTATGCCGCAAGATAGCCCTGTGTATCCTATTATCCTGCAATCTGTTATTGATAACATGAACATCACTAACCGTGAAGACTTAATACAGACCATGATACAGGCACAGCAGCCTAATCCAGAGCAGCAGCAGATGCAACAGGCTATGGCAGAAGAAGATAGAGCCTTTAAGAACAGCCAGACAGCCGCTTTAAGCGCTCAGGCAGCAGAATCTAACGCTAGAGCGCAGAAGATAGCACTAGAAGCTCGTGGCATCCCTGTAGAGCTTGAGACAGATCGTATTAAAGCTGTAGCGTCTAGTGTGTCGTCTACTGAAGACGATAAAGACTTTGAAAAGCGTATGAAACTAGCAAGTTTGGCGCTTGATGAGAAGAAACTAGGGCTAGAGGTAGCCAAGGAGAACCAACGTGGTCAGCAATAAAGAGCTAGAGAGTGTAGTAGAGCAAGTAAATGCAGCCTATAGCCGTATGGAGAAGCGTATTACAGCTCTTGAAGAGGCTCTGGCAGCAGCTAAACCTGCTAAGAAAGAAAGCTCAAAAAAGACTTGACATTTGACTGACTTTGTGGTATAGTCCGGCGCTATATCACATACGCCATGTGAAGTCAAGCATTATTGTCCTAATGAGGGAAAACAATATGAATGAGGCAGATGTACTACATTACGAGCAGATACAAGATATGCTGCTTACAGACGGTTGGAAGAATGTACACAAAGAAATTAGCATTCTTACAGACGCAATAGAGGGCATAGATGCTGTTAGTAGCATTGAAGACCTTTATTATAAGAAGGGACAGCTGAACATAGCAAATCTAATACTGAACTTGCCACATACGGTAGATTCAACTTTAGATGTCCTTAAAGAGGAAGCGCAGGATGACTAGGCGTATCTATGAATTTCTCTGCCCAGACCAACACGTCACTGAGCGCTTTATTGACGAAGAGGTAAGGGAAACAGAGTGTTCTACCTGCGGCAAAACAGCGACTAAGATGATTTCCGCTGTTCAATGCACACTAGACCCTATATCAGGACATTTTCCGGGGTCTACTATGAAGTGGGCAAAGAATAGAGAAGATCAGATTAAACGCGAAAGACGTGAGGGCAACTCGTAAGAGCCTCACAAGTCCATCAATCTCCATAATGATTTAATCACGGAGTTTTAATAATGGCTACACTGATAGATGAAGAAATAGGACGACAAGAAGACGACAACGTAGAACAGTTAGACGCACTAGCCTCGGAAGAGCAACCTAGTGAAGAAGACAACGTACCGGACAAGTATCGCAACAAGAGTGCTGCTGAGCTTGTACAAATGCACCAAGAGGCTGAGCGTATGCTTGGTCGTCAGAGTGGTGAGGTAGGTGAGCTACGCAAGGTTGTTGATGAGTTTGTAATGTCACAATCCTCAAGTAAAGAAGAACCTGTAGACGAAGAGATTGATTACTTTTCTGATCCTGAAAAGGCAATACAGAAAGCAATAGACAATCACCCTGCTGTCCGAGAAGCTCAAAGAACTTCTACGGATATGAAGAAGTCAAGCGCACAAGCTATGTTAAAGGATAAACACCCTGACATGGCTGAAGTGTTGCAAGACTCTGCTTTTGTTAGTTGGGTTGGTGAGAGTTCGTTTAGGACTAAACTGTTGCAACAAGCTGATCGAAACTTTGATTATGAAGCAGCTGACGAGATATTCAGTCTGTGGAAAGATCGTAAAGCATTGATTGGTCAAACTGTAAA